GTTGGATATTAAAATTAACAGAATAGGAGGACGTATGTGGGAGAGAATTAGAAAACATTGGCACACAACGGCACAGGCTTTAATACCGGCCATTTGTGCTGTTGCGGCATGGTGGAGCTTCGATATTGACCCGAAATTGCTAGGAACAATATCGGCGGGCATTTACGGCATCATTCTGCTTTTCAGCAAAGATGCATCAACGGAGGGATAATGAAAAAATACGCTATACCGATTCTGCTCGTTGTCGGCTTTCTTCTGCTTAGTGGGTGTTGGCCGACTAATCAAGTCGATTCTGATAAAACTCCTTTCCAGCTTGCCCAGGAACAGGTACAGAGGATAATGGATGCCTATATCTTTGTTTACGATAAGACGCTGGCCCTGGCCAATGACCCCGATATCACGGAATCGGAAAAGAAACTCGTCGCGGCAAACAAGAAGGTTCTCGAAAAGGTATGGCCTGCCCTGAAACGATGCCTTGATTTCGTGGGTGCGGGCAAGATACCGTCACAGATTGACCTTGATACCGCTGATGACATTCTGGATTTGCTTGAGGAGGTAGTGCAATGACACCTATGGAAATCATAGCTCTAATCAGGGGATTGATGGAGCTCAAGGCATTGAGTGATGAACTAATCTCGAAGGCTAACCAGCGCGCAGGGCTTTCCCAAGAGGAACTCGATAAGCTGTTCGCGGAGAGCAAGGCCAAGGTGTTAGCAAGAGATCCGGCTAATATTCCGACACCGCAATAATTTCCCATGGCCGGCCGTCCGACAAAATTCAAAGAGGAGTATATTCACCAAGCCCGAGTAGCGTTTGGCGAGGGCTTTACTGATGTGAAGTTCTGCAAAATGCTCAATATTGGCCGTCGCACGTTTAACGATTGGCGGCAAGCTCATGAGGAATTCAGCAAGGCGGTGCAGGAAGGCAAGGATGAATTTGATACTGACCGGGTGGAGGCATCGCTAAAGAAACGAGCCAATGGCTACTCGTTCACAGAGACAACCCGCGAAATAGAGAAGATTGAAATTGATGAGGAAACGGGCAAAGAAAAACCGACATATCGGATAACCAAGAAAGTCTCAAAGCACGTTTCTCCCGACACCACAGCCGCGATCTTCTGGCTCAAAAACCGCAGACGTGAGCGGTGGAAAGACATCAAAGCAACTGAAATCAGCGGAGCCGATGGCGGACCGGTACCAATTAGATATGTGGATGTAGATGAAGCAAGCGCGTGACATAGCAGTAACCCGGATTTATAAGCGCAATCAGGCGAGTACAAAACCGCTTGTGGTCAATCGCGGCGGTGCCCGTTCTTCCAAGTCTCACAGCATTGCCCAGCTTTTCATTTCGGAATTGACTACTGGCAAAAACAAAAGCCTTTTGGTGACTAGAAAGACGTTTCCCTCTTTGCGGATCACGGCGTACCGTCTCGTTGTCAACTTGCTTAAAGATTACGGTTATTACCCATATTGCCACCACGATAAGACCGAGAAAAGCCTAACTTGGCCGGAGACGAATAACTGGATGCTGTTTTCGAGCATTGATGACCCGGAAAAGATCAAATCTACCGAGTGGAATAAGATATGGATGGAGGAGGCAACGGATTACACCTATGATGACTTTCGGACCCTGCAACTCCGTCTTAGCGGCCCCCGGCAGGACACGCCGAATCAATTGTTTATGTCATTCAACCCGATAGATGCCTTTCACTGGATCAAAACGGAAGTGGTGGAGAAAGAGCCCGATGTCGAGGAGATTGTTTCGACTTACAAAGATAATCCGTTTTTAAGCCCCGAGTACATTCAGATTTTACTCAACCTCAAAGAGACAGACCCTAACTACTGGGCCATTTACGGCGAGGGCGAGTGGGGTGTGCTTGAAAACCTGATCTATAGTAATTGGGATATTGTAGATCGCAACTGGTGGCCTGAAAATTTCGACTATACGATATACGGCCTTGACTTCGGTTTCAACAGTCCCTCGGCTCTTATCGAGATCGGCTTGAAAGACGGCGAAGCGTATGAGCGGGAATTGCTCTATGATAGCGGGCTTACTAACACGGCTTTAATCGAGCGCTTGCATGACCTTATCCCGAATAAGAGCGATTACCTGTTTGCAGATACGGCAGAACCGGCCCGGATTGAGGAAATTTCACAGGCCGGCTTTAACGTATATCCCTCGGACAAATCAGTGACCGACGGCATTGATTATGTGAAGTCCCAGAAAGTGCATATCCACCCGGAGAGCGAGAACCTAAAAAAAGAAAAGCAGGGGTATAAATACAAGGAAACACGGGACGGCATAGTTCTGGATGAGCCCTTGAAATTCAATGATCACCTCATGGACGCGGAGCGATATGCCCTCTATACGTTTTACATCATGTTTGGACAGGCCATGGGATGGGATACCGGTTTCGGCATAGGCCGGACCGTAGCAAGTGGAGCGGATTGGTAAATGAGCAGATTTAGCGCAGCATTACAGGCGTTTAAGACGCCCGATATTCTGGAAACTGGAAAAGGAAGCAGGCACCCCGAAACAAGGCGAGGTCGGTGTTTCGGCAAGCAGCCTCTATGGAACGGGCCTCTTTAATCAGTACAATCCCGACAGCCTTATGATCAACAAGGGAAACCGGGTTTACAAAACCATGCTCAAGGATGATCAGGTCAAACCCACCCTGCAATTCAAGATGAATGCCGTCCTAAGCCGTAACTGGTATTTCGACATAGAGACCCAGGATAATGGGGAGCCCCGGAAAGACCACGAGGAAATGGCTGCGCTCTTCGAGCATATCATAAACCAGTGCAAGGGCTCCTGGTCCGATCGGCTTATTGAAATCCTCAGCGCCTTTCAGAACGGCTATTCCGTAGTTGAGAAGGTATTCCAGCCGATTACCTATGACAGTAAAACATATTGGGGCCTGAAAGACCTCAAGCTAAGACCGTTCGATACGTTTGACGGCGGCTTTCAGATTGATAAGCATGGTAATATCGAAAAGGTCAGTCAAATCGTGGGCGGGCAGGCGAATGTCATTCCCCTAACGAAACTGATCCACTTCGTACACCAGCCGGATATCAACCGAATCTATGGGGAATCGGATTTACGTGCTTGCTATCGGGCCTGGTGGTCAAAGGATATCGTGATCAAGTTTTACAATATCTTTCTTGAACGCCACGCCTCCGGGTTTATTTGGGCACAAGTCAAAGGGAGTCTCACAGGCCCTGCAAAGACAAACCTCGAGGATTTGCTCAATAATATCTCTTCGCGCATGGCCGCGCACGTACCCGATAACATTGACCTCAATTTATTTCAGCCCGTTAGAACGGATGCCTTTGAAAACGCGATTGCCGTCTATGACAAGGCGATAGCCAAATCCATACTTGTGCCAAACCTCTTGGGGCTATCTGAGCAGGGGCAGACCGGGAGTTACAGTCAATCACAAACACAGCTCGAGGCCTTCTTCTGGATTCTGGATATCATCGCCAAACGCCTGGAAGAAACTCTAAACGAGCAGCTTTTCCGGCAGCTTGCAATCTGGAATTTCGGCACGGAGGATTTCCCCTGGTTTCGATTCGAACCGATTTCCGATGAACAAAAATCCAAGATAGCGAAAGACTGGGCGGAGCTCGTGAGCAAAGGCGCAGTAACCAAGAGCGATACGGATGAGGCCCACGTCAGAAACATTATGGGCTTTCCCGAGAAAGCGGAGGAAGAGGAGCCCGAGGAGGAGCCGCCGCCTATACCATTGCCCGGCGAAGGCCCGCCCTCGGAAGAAGAAATTGAAGGCTGGATCTCGGCACAGCCCAAGGAAAAACAGGAACACATTAGAAAGACCTTCGCGGAAAGGCCATGGCTCAAGCGGGTAAACTATACGGCAATCAAAGCCACCCTGGATGATCAGGACAAGAAATTTGTTGATAATCTCAACGAGAGCATGGCCGAGGCCCGCACATCTATTGAAAAACAGATTATCAATATCGTGGGCACCAGGTCACTCGGGAATGTGAAGCTCAAGGAATTGCTCGGTATTGGTATCAGCAAGGCAATCATGGGCAAGATGCGCCGGAATATCCGCAACAACCTCACCCGCATACTTGAAAATGGCTATGAGCTGGCCCGCCGTGAGCTGCCCAAGAAAGTTCAGGCTAAGGCGATCCGGCCCGGCATGGACAAGGATCAGGTGGAGAAATACCTTGCAGCCAAAGCTATGACCATCGCCGGTGTGATCGAGCAAGACACCCTGAAAAGCGTACAATACGTGCTCGAAAACGCCGTGAAGTACGATAAGACCCTCGCACAGACAATCAAGGCAATGGGCGAGGAAACTACGCTCTTGCAGATGTTACCGGAGGTGGATGCAGGAGGAAAGGCTATTAATGTCCCGGCCAGGTTAGAGAACATTGCCCGAACTAATACCGCCGATGCGCTTAATCAGTCACGGCAGGCGTT